TCAATTTCTGTTGATAAAGTTAATGTTCTAGTACTTTGATTGATATTTGTTACATCAAATCTAGAACTAGTATTATAAATCCAAGAATTTGCAAATATTTGCTTAACAGTCTTGTTTTGTTCAGGATTTTTTATTTTTTCACCAACATTCTTTACATATAGATATTGACCTTCTGTAGTACTTGTAATATCACTAGTTGCTTCAAATTCAGAAAGAACACCAGTTAAACGAAATTCTACTTTTTTACTAGTATCACCATCTTCATAACCAAAGAAAATTTCATTAGTTCTTATGTCAGATGATATTCCAATTGGATAAACTACATTTTTACAACCAAGAAATTGGTTAATTGACTTATCACTATATGTGATAACGTTACTATCAGAAATTAATGTTCCAGTAGCACCAAATCCAATAGTTGAATCAACGGTAATAACCGAAGAACCTGCTGATACTGGATCAATTACCTTACTTTTTGCTTGAATATTGAAAGTACCTTCAATTAAAGCACGGTCACTAAATCCAACAAAGAGACCCATCTTATAATAAGTACTAATTCCAGATCTAGTAAATGGTTCAACTTCAGAAACTGATGCTTTTGTTGCACTATCAGATGATTTTGTGATAGTTTGTCCGACTAGTTTAGTAGGATCTCCAGTATTACCTACTCTCTCAGCAACAACAATTTCTCTTCTTAAAAATTCTGCAGTAGATGGTTTTGGTAGATATTGCTCTAAGTCAATAACTTGTGGTTCTACACCGTATAAAACATTAAATAATATTCTAAATGACTCTTCTGTTCCTTTAGATTCATATAAAGACCTTGATTCTTTGATAAAATTATTAACATCAAGATCTTTTATAAATTCTACATCCTCAAGTCCAGGTGTATATGTATATTTTAATTTTCTATAAAATTCTTTTAGAAATAATGCACTTAAATTAGTTACTTTTGCTTGTGAAGCATGAGTTTGCTCACTAGTTGAACTAAAAACTAATTCTTCAGACTCTAAATCTGTCCTATAACTTGTAATTCCACTAAATCCACGCTTACATCCAGTAAAAGTATTTGTTGTAAGTCCAGTATATGTAATTACTTCATCATCAATCTTAAATAAACCATATTGATTGGGGAATCCTTTAGTAGAATATACTTTAATAGTATCAGTATTTGTACCAATACCAGCATATAGTGTAGTCTCTCCTTGGATTACTTCTTGACTATAATTGTTTAATTTTAAGTATTGGTCTAAATTTACAGCAAGATCTGTAGGACCACTTTGAAATTCTTGTGAAAGATAGTACTGTTTTAAGAATTCAGCACTTTTTGGACTTTCATCTAATAGAAATTCAGGAAGTTGACTGTCAATTACCTGTTGTATATTAACTCTCTGTTCAAACCCCGTTTGTATCATTTTATATCCTCTTTAGTTCTCCGTTTAAGTAGCTAGAAGTTGTTTTGTATCCGATACCAGATATCTGTTCGCCTGAAGTAATCGTATCCTTAACCATATTTATTGCACTATCAGAAACGGAAAAATCAAGATATAAGTCTGATAAACCAATAACATCATTAGATTCAGGTATTGCTTGAACCTCAATAATATTATTAATCTTAGTTGTACCACTAATATTGATAGTATTGATCAATATTTCACCTTTATCATAATCTACCGTACCTGCAGACTTAATTTCAACAATATATTTACCTTCATTTTGATCTTCTCTAACAACAGATATAACTCCTGTATGTTCATCTCTTGGAACATCAGTAAAGAAGTAAGTTCCTATCTTACCAGATATACTAAATCCAGTACTTTTTATATTAAAACCATCTTTATCAACATGGAATTGATTTCCAAAGCATAATTCATATTGTGTATCCCTATTTACTAGTGCTTTTAGATTTCTTCTGATAATTACTCGTGTAATATTGGAAGTTATAGCAGTATCAACATTATCAATAATTTGGCATAATTTACTATATTTAAATCTACCTCCAAACTTATTAATATTAGAAGTTCTAAAAGTATTCAATGTATTTGTAACTCTTGTCTTCAAATCATTAATATTAGTAACTTGAGCAGTGTTATAATAGACTGCGGAGTCAATTTCAACAAAAAGAACCTTCAAATCAATGATTTTTTGGTTAATTCCTGAAAGAGAGTAATTTTTTAGTTTTGCAAGAATATTTTGACGATCAAAATCGGAAATATAGTCACCATTTTTGGGTTTTATACTAATTAATACGTTTCCAAACTCTGGTGGATCCAATTCTTCACCACCAACAACAGCAACAGACTCTGTATTGGGATAAATTGACTGAATAATGGATTCATAGTCTCTTGCAGTCACCGCACGGTACTGTGAAGAGTAAATTCTAGGTGCAAAGTACTTAATTGAGTCAATACTTTCAATATCAGAACCATTTGCAGCATTCTGAGACGTATGTACGACTATAGAATTGGTCGGAGGTTCAATTAACCTCTTATCATCTCTAAATCTTCCAGAAAATACGAATTTGGAAGCACCATTACCCTCTTTTCCGTCAGTAATAATGTAAGAAACGTCTATTACATTACCATTTGCTAATTTTTTACCAAAATAACCATCTCCAAACAGTAATTCATACTTTTCATCCTGAACTTCTTGCAATAAGTAGATTTCTGAATCTTTATCTACATTTAAAATGTTATCTGCTACCTGATATTCCCTTCCTTCTGATGTATCATTGGCAGATTCTCTTACTCTAACCACAATTGTGGAAGAATCAATAAATGAGTTGTCTAAAATAAACCTTTGATCTAAAGACCCATTAACTTCAAATGATTTTTGAAGGAATGTACCTTGATATACAACAATATCTTTAAAACTTGCTCTCCTAGTGGTATCATTTATCTTAGTTAAGGTAGTTACTATACGTTCTGGTGTAGAAAATACGTAATTTGACTCATTTGCATTACCTACACATACCAACCCTGCCTCTAAATCAAGTGTAGAGGTCTGCATATCACCTATTTCTACGTCAAAACTGATTGTTGCTTGTGCTGCTGCCCTTGAACGAGGCACATATCCTATGTTCCTTGCTAATGATACTACATTCTCACGTAGTGTTGCTGAATCTAAGAAAGATTCATTCACAGTCATGTTAGCATTGAATGCCGTAATGTAGGTATTGTATGCTAAAGTATCAATTAGTACTGAAAAGTTAGACCCCTCAAAGTCAAAGTCACTGAATTCAGTGTTTGCTCTAAGATAATCCTTAATGGATACCTTTATTTGGTCAAAATCTAGGTTTGTATACTTAGTAAAAGGCATATTAACGTGTTGCTTCTAGTAAAAATGAAAACTCTTGTGCAGGAAACTCTTGTCCAATGATATCAAATCTTATAGTAACTTCAAATGTATTGGCATCTGGGTTTGGATCAACTTCACATATTACATTCTCAACTCTAGGTTCAAAGTTATCAATAGTTGTTTCAATTTGATCCTTAATAATCTCTGCAGTACCAAAATCAACAAATCCAAATAGACTTGAACGTACCTCAGAACCCAACAATGAGTTAAAGAACCTCTCAGTAGGAATAGTTTGCACTAGATTCTTTACTGATTTAATAATTGCCCTCTCATTCTTGAGTATGGGTAAGTCTTTTGTTACAGGGTGTGGTTCAAAAGACAAACTAATGTCTTTAAATGCCCTAGAAACCCTTTGTATTGCCATAGGTCAATAGTTTTCTTAATTTATTTATATCTTTACTCTCAAACTATATCAAGCATCAAATACGAATACGTCAAACTTAGCATCATCTGCTGTGCCAGCAGTTGGATTTGATGCTGTACCAACAAAGGTAGTACCATTAACTTTCTCAAGGTTAAACACCAATGGATCTCCTTTACCAGCACCATCAGAATGATAATGACACTGTACTAATACAAGGTAACTAGCAATATCACCATAGTCATGATCCATTGTAAAGGTGAATTGATATGTACCATATCCAGACACTGCTCCATACGTTACAGTAATGCCAGTACCAGTCCAAGTACCTGCAGGTGATGATCCTAAGTTTGTAAAGGCACCAGTTCCTTTATATCTTGCACCTACAACAATACCACCCGAAGTGCTTCCATCGGAAACTCTAAGGGTGGCAGTAGTTGGGTCGTAAAATAAATCTCCTTGGTTTCCTACAAAAGAAGTAGCGGATTGTCCTCCTAGTTTTTCAGGAAACGGTCTATAAACGGCAGCCATAGTAATAGTTTTTCAACTATTTATCTTCCTTGACCTCTATATTTTTTACGAGGCGAGTTACGGGACGTTGCTGTATATTTTGTATGCTTGCCCCGACCTTGACGAGACTTCTTCGGGGGCGATTGAATAAAATCACCACCACTGATTCCTGCTGACTTTGCCATTACTCAGCACCTCCTTTTACTTTCTTAGTAACCTTCTTTACAGTATCTGAAGGTAATAGTGCAGTTACACCAAGACCTAACAATACCGAGACAAGAAGTTTTGTAGAGAGTATCTGTAATATAAAGATAATCAGAGCACTTACTCCGAATACCTGCCATTTGTCCTTAATATAGGATATAACCTTTTCAACGGTTATGTTTGATTTAGTTGCCATTTTCTAGATAAGTTTCAGTAACAATGTCGTCGGGATGTGGAGTACCTGTCTGATAGAATTCAATTGCCAGATCCTCCATACGCTCGAAGTATTCCATCTGAGTAAGATCAGAGAATAATACTTTCCCTCCCTTCAATGTAATATTATATAATTCGTGTTTTCTCATGTCCTACCCGAATACGTGGGTCACACCATATTTCAAATCCTGCAGCAATTGCATCTAAACAGAATGAAACATCTTCTCCACACATATCCTGTACTTCACCAGATTCAAAGACTTGCATCTTAGGAGCAAACCAAGGATACTTAATCTCTTCATGTTCCCATACACCATGCTTGATTAGCAACCAACCGAATCCTGCATAATCAACTGTAAATGGTTTCTTACGCTTCGACATTGTTTCTAATGTTTCATGATTCATAACTCCACCATTCTTACGGAAGTCATCCTCATCCATCCAATGTGCAACAGATGAAGTTGCTCCATCTTCTGTACAGTACCAACCAGATGCAATATCTTGATCCATAAGAATTAACTTATAGAAGTTCTCAGTATTGAAAACAATATCACTATCAATCCATAGTTGCCAGTCATACTGTAACTTACCATCCCAAGGTTTCTGATCAGGACCACGAAGTACATTTGCACCTAAGCATTTGCATCTTGCAAAATTAACCATAGATGAATAGTCTTGAGATATCTGTATCTTTCCTCCATTCTGTACTATGTCAAAACACAGTTGTACAAAGTTCTTTAAAAAGGTATAT